TACTGCAAATGTCGTTGAACTCAAGTTCAATGGGAGTGTATCTTTTGTCGTTTACCACGAAAAATGTTGATTTCTTAGCCAAAGTTGTTCCCTTTCCCCTACGTTTCAAGGCACGTAGAAACCTTTAGATAAAAGGAAAGGGGCAGACCGAAGCCTGCCCCATGTTTAAAAGTTTATAGCGTTGTTGAATTATAATTAGGTAGTCGGCGCAACTGCTGTATCCATGCCTACATACTCTGTAACGACAAGAGGAATCTCAACAGTAAGCAGAGAGTTCTGACCAAACTCCGGCATCGGAAGTTTCTTCGGCGGCTCTGCTTTGAAGAACCATGCCTTTGTCATCTTCGGATGGTAGACCGTGAACCACATCTCAGCATTGCCCGTAAGACCTTCGTAAGCGGTAAGAACAGCCTCCCACTCCGTAAGCGTATCGGGTGTCCAGTTTACAGTAATCGGAATTGTCTCGTCCGTGTCGGCTCTACCTGCGATTCTGCGTGTTACCTCGTCTGTGAGGGAAGAAGCGTCAATAGACTCCGGGGAAAGAGAAAGACCACCGATTGCATTGATTCTTGTAAGTTCGGTAAATGCATTCGGCTTCGTTGCGCCTGAGCCGTAACCAAGCTTAACACCTAAAGTAGAAAGACCTGCAAGTGCCATATTTTAGTTCTCCTTAAAAATCAGAGGGAGTCGCCTTCACCGATAATTCTTCGGAATCGAGCGACACCAGTTTTCATTTCATGCGATGTAGTGTAAATCGGTGTCATAACCGCACCGAACCGCATTTGTTTCATTGCGAGGACAGAAGCGTTCATCAACTTCTTAACGTCCTTCATCTGCCCGTTGTGAAATACCGTGACCTGAATCGTCTCGATGACAGCATTAATAGAAGTGTTGTCCAGATTTTCGCCTGTCTCCATAGAGGACACTTCTTCGAGCCATATAGCCGGAAGTTCGGTCGGAGCAATGTCAGAATTGCTTGTCGTGATTTTCAATTTTCGAAATTGTCCATCGGGAATCAGCTTTTTGAGTCTGGTCTTGAAATGCGTCAAAATCAGACCGCTGAGTTCTGCGAACCATAATTCGTTATTGTTCATCGCTTAAACACCTTCTTGCAAACCGAGTCCAACTCAGTGTAAATCGTTTCCATCGCACCGAGCATCGGCATTGTTGCTTCAGTACCAAATGACTCCTCACCATCAGGTTTAGTCCAAGAGTCGAACTGACCAAGAGAGTAGCCTCTCCGACCTTTCGGGAATTTGCCGATTGCATACCCCTTTTCATCTCCCCACGGATGCGGAGATTTTCCAAGCATGGACTGACCACCGTTGTAGTGGATACCGGCTCCGAATTCGATGAACAGGATATCCTCACCTTCAGCAGTGATCGTAAGAATCACACTGTTGCCGGAATAAGATATATCACTGACAAAGGCGACATTCTTGTCGGAGTCACCATGTGCCGAACGCACACGTTCACTGGCAGTCTTAATGCCTCTGCTCGACAACTCATTAAGGAGTTGCTCGGTCTTGGACAAGAGCCATCTTTTATATTCCTCAAGGTCGTTGACCAAGCGGTCTATTCCGTCTACAGAAAGCGGATATACCCTTTTACGTCTGGTCATTGTTACTGTTCATCCTCGACAATAGGTACAGCGTAATATTCTGTGTAGAAGCGACACGCTTTACGATCCAATCAGCCGTTGTCTCATCCCAAACTTCCATATCTCCGGCACTAGGCTGAACACCGTCAGTCTCTTCATCGGATATAACATCATGGTCACTATCGCTGATGAAGTAATCGTCCGTGATACGAGTTTTAGGCTCGTGCCACTCCCATATGAGAGAGGATTCCGTAATCGGAAGTTCGCCACGGTTCATAAGAATCAGCGCATCATAGGCACTTATGTCAATGCCGTATGCACGGTAGATAGCTACGTTTCCACGAGCGTATGACTCAGAGCCAACGGGCATGATATTTCCGATAAAGTCCACTGGCTTATCGTAGAAATGCTCTGAGTACCCTTCCAACACAGGAACACGCTCCCCATCAACTTCCGTGTAGACAATGTTTCCTTCGCTGTCGGTCTGGTAAATCTCTTGTCTTTCGTGATAGAGAGCGTATTTTAATTTCTGCTTATTCTTCAGTGCTGTCCTCATGCGGACTCACCCCCACTTCCGGCAAGCCTGTGTAAATGCTTGTGAGGATAGATGCAAGTCCGGCAAGCGCACCTGTCGCAAGCCAAGCAATGACGACATAGACCATAGACCAGTTCGCATCCTGAACCATTGTCGGAGTGATGACGAACCCAACAGGTAATGCACCTGCAAGTGTCTGGCATACAGTTCTAAGCGCACGAATTAAAGCAGCTTTAATAAAATCGTTCATTAAGCACCTCCGTTATTGAGCCTGTTCTCAAGTATGTCTACCCTCTTCGCAAGCCCCTCAACCGAGCTTTCGACAGATATGATCCTGTCGTTGTGCTGACGCAACTCCTTGTTCAGTTCTCGGACTGCATCTCTGGTGTCACGCCCTGTTGATATTACCTCGTCTAGCTTCGCATCCATCTTTGTTTCGGAACGGATACGGGCTTCGACTTCTTTTGAGTCGGCTGTACGGTTTCCACGCAGTCCCATGTAAATGGCAAAAGCCACGGACACAACGCTTATTCCGATACGAAGCCACTCCATCGCTTCTGGTGACATACTTATATAGACCCCCGTAATAGTGACTATCCCCACGTAAAATACGTACCCCAGAGCATTATGCAAGTCGCATAATGTCCCGCTCCAACCACGCTCTACTACACTATCCGGCTCAACGGTATAATGCCGTTAAATAGACGGTCACGGTCTCTGTACGTTCTTGTCGTACTGTTTTCCGTGGAACTCGTCTGAAATTCGATACCGATAGTGTTGTAATCAAAGAGTGCCAAGTTGAAGATGTGGGAATAAAATTGCGAAAGGTCTTGCGCCGCACGTTCGTCAGAATATGACGCAGGATATTGACCGTGATAGTTCTTAGTTCGTGCTTGTAATACTTCTCTGAAAGCCGTATTCAGCTTAGACTCGACTACTGCGATTTTATATCCCGGTTCATCTTCCAACTGCGCAACAAGGTCAGCCAGAATAGCATCTTTTAAGTCTCCGAGACTCTCAATGACCAATTCCGACATAAGACCACCACCTTATTCAGCTTTGCGCTTTCGAGTCTGCCGTTTGACAGTCTCCTTCACAACCTTTTCCTCTTTCGGCGGCTCATTAACTACCGGAGAGGGCATTGGCTTAACTTCCTTTGCCCTCTGCCGAAGAACCGCACGATGAATCATCATGCTCATGTATCATCACGCTCCAAGAGTAATCTTGATAATCTTGCGCTCGTCAAATACATACGGAGCGAAAAGTTTGGAACCGATGATGAAGTTTGTCTGAGCAATCTTGTCTCTGTCGTACTCAACAAGTGTGTCACGCTTCATAACGATGCGGAGCGCACCCGGCTTTACGATGTAAGCCACATCATTGTCGCCAGTGGATTTCTCGTAATACTTGCCAAGGTCGGCTGCTGCCGGAGTTGCAACCGCTGTGTACTCACCCTTGAGGTCACGAGTGTAGTATGTCTTGCCAGCGGAAACGCTTTCGTCAGATGTCTTTGTGTAATGGACAACGGCGTTCAGTCTGTTGGAAACGACAACATCGCATCCATGAACCATACCGACACGACCGCTGATGATAGCGTTTGCACCAATCTCAGTGTTCGGAATCCAAGAACCTGTCTTGCGGAGTCTCGCATAGAAAGACGACGGAATGAGAAGGACTTTCTCACCGTCAATGTCCTCACCGAACTGTGTAAGGGCATCAGCGATTCCGTCAGCGGCATTTGTAGCGGCGGCAATAGAAGCAGTATAAGTTGTTACAGCGTCCATAGAAGTGAGCAGTTTCTTCTCTACGCCATCGTTGATAGCGAGAAGAATCTGTTTTGCTGCCTCTTCCGGCACGTTGTTCTGATAGCCGGACAGCCATGCCTCATCGGTGAACTCGACAGCCTTGCCGAGTTTGGAAATCTCGACTTCCTTCAGAGTAGTTCCGAGTTTTGCAATCGGAATGTCAGTTCCTTCTGCGACAGAAGCGGCAGCACCGATGTATGTGTAAGCCGGGAAGGTCAGCTTGGAACCGGCCGTGCCGACAAGCGTGTTGTCGATCGTTGCAAGCGGAGCAAATTTGATAGCGTCAATTAACTTTTCGTTGATGTAGTCTGCGATGACCTGCGGATCGATGAGGTCAGCAAGGTAAGTAGCATTAAGTGTTGCGGGCATAATTTATTCTCCTTATGCTGTGAAAATGTTATTTATTTCTTATGAGCGAGTTTGTTGTAAAGTTCGGGTGATTTACGCTTGAGTTCTGTTCTCTCGGTAATTCCCATGTTCGCAAACTGCTCTGCGGTTACGGTCTGCTGTGTTCCGGCATTGACTTCCGGGCGAGTCCGCATCCATTCAGCTTTTGCGGAGTTGAGCATCTGCTTCTGGACTTCACTCTGAATCTTGAAAAGAGTGTCCTCGTCACCATCAGCCCTTGCAGTAGCGGCTTTGTCAGCCTGTTCCTCGGAATAGCCAAGACCCATGTACTGGCGCATATACTTGTTAATCTTGTTCTCCCGAAGAAGTTTTTCGAACTGCTCCTGTCGCTCCGCTTCTTTTTCGGCTTTGTCCTGAGAAGCCTGTTCCTGTGCCGAAAGCGTGTCTCTGTACTGGCGCTTGTACTTCGCCGCTTCGGACGCATTTTTGTCACTCGTCTTTTTGAGTTTGGCAATCTCCTTCATAAGAGCCTGATTCTGTTCCGTAAGAGCCTGAACCTGCTGTTCAATGGTGAGTTCTGTTTCTGCGTTCTCGTTGCTGTTCTGAGCCGTGTCATTCACATCCACTGCGGTCTCGACAGCTTCATTTGTCATATCTGCCATTACACATTCTCCTGCGGTTTTAACGTCCTTCTCTGGACGACCCTTTGAGGGTAAGATTCAATAGTTTGCGTTTTTTCAACTTCTCTGTTGATTCGATGCGAAATTTGTATTGCCCTTTCTCTAGGGCATATAAAAAGAGCCGACTGAAATCAGTCCGCTCAATCTATCAAGAGTATTCAAGCCAACACCGACAACCATCTGTCTCTTCCGGTGCATCTACTTCGGGGTCTCTCGGCATCATCATCTCGACACCGCCGACCACAAATGCTTCTTCAATCGGGATAGTCTCTCCATCGACTTCCTCATGGGTTTCACGTACCCTGTTGTCGCCCACGGTACACCATGTTTTATCCATCGCTCCGGCTGTACGTGCTTCGTCAAGTTCGTCATAGT